TCCTCAACTAGCACAGCACACCATCGCCCCGGCTTGTGGCGAATGCGGGCTCTATCGCACATGCAAGAGCCCCAAGATGCCCGTGTACGGCAAGGGGCAGAAGGGGGTGATGCTAGTTGGGGAGGCCCCGGGTGAACAAGAGGACGACAGGGGCATTCCGTTCATCGGGAAGGCTGGTCAGCGTTTGCGGGCTTCCCTGCAGAGCATCGGGATCGACATCAAACAGGACTGCTGGGTGACGAATGCTTGCATCTGCCGCCCTCCGGGTAACAAGACCCCGGACGACGTGAAGGTCGACTCCTGTCGCCCCAACCTGCTTCGGGCGATCGAAGAGCTCCAGCCGAAGGTTATCGTGCTTCTTGGGGGCTCTGCTTGTCGCAGTCTGATCTCCTACTCGTGGAAGGAGAACCCGGGACCGATCCTCCGCTGGACAGGTTTCCAAATCCCCTCCCAACGTCCCAACGCTTGGATCTGTCCGACCTACCATCCGTCGTATCTGATGCGACAGAACTCGGAGCTCATGGATCGGTCCTTTGATAAACACCTGGAAGCGGCCTTCCAGCTGGAGGATCGTCCGTGGAAGCAGGTCCCCGAGTGGGCTTCCCAAGTCGAGATCCTGCTCGATACGAAGCAGGCCGTCCGACGGATCCGGGACTTTGTCAAAGCCAAGCACACAACCGCGGTAGACTACGAAGCCAACGCTTTGAAGCCCGAATATACCGGCTTCAAGATTCTGTCCTGCGCACTGAGTTCCAGGAAGCTGGGCACCATCTCCTTCCTCTGGAATGAGGAGACGGCGACAGCGATGTCCGACTTCTGGTTCGACCCCAAGATCCCGAAAGAGGCCTCCAATCTCAAATACGAGGATCGCCTCACCCGCTTCTACTACGGACGGCGCCCGAGGGGTTGGTTTTGGGACACTATGTTGGCCGCGCATCACCTGGACTGCCGTCGAGGCATCACCAGCGTGAAGTTCCAAGCCTACGTCCTGCTTGGAGTCGGAGGATATAACGACCACATCGAGCCCTTCCTGCAGAGCTCGAAGGGGAAGAAGATCAACGAAGCTGAGCTCGAGATCGAGCCTTCGCAGCTTCTCCAATACGGAGGCGAGGACGCTCTCTATGAGGATCTGGTCGCCATAGAGCAGGTGAAGAAAATGAGGGAGCGCACATGAACATCACTCCTCAAGACATCCGTGGGTTAGATCTGTTCCATCGAGGAACCGAAGCCTTGTCAGAAGTCGAGGCAACCGGCATCCGAATCGACGTGGGGTATCTAGATACCGCCCGCAAGGAGCTCAAAGCCCAGATCAAAGAGGACGACAAGGAGCTCTACTCCTCGAAGGAGTGGCTGCTTTGGCGTCGTAGGTTTGGGCAGAACGCCAACATTGACTCCAATCCCCAGCTGGGGGTGATTGCTTACAACGAGCTGGGGCTCGAGGTGAAGAAGCGCACAGAGAAGGGAGCCGCCAGCACCGACGAGGAAGCCTTCGAGGGAATTGATAATCCGTTTATCTCGAAGCTCATTCGGAGGAAGAAGCGGATCAAAGCCCTCACGACCTATCTAGACAACATCCGCCGAGAGGTCTCTCCCGACGGATTCCTTCACCCTGTTTTCAATCTCAACACGGTCATCACTTACCGTTCCTCCTCGGAGAAACCCAACTTCCAAAACATGCCCATCCGTGACCCGGAAATGGGCAAGCTGATTCGGAGGGCGTTTATTCCTCGGCCCAATTGTGTGCTGTTGGAAAACGACTTCAAGGGCCTTGAGGTTTGCGTCAGCGCCTGCTATAACAAGGACCCGGTTCTCATCTCTTATATCAAGGACCCGACCAAGGACATGCATCGGGACATGGGCGGTCAGCTCTACATGCTCAAGAAAAAGGAAGTGAGCAAGAAGACCCGATACGGCGCCAAGAACAAGTTTGTCTTCCCCGAGTTCTACGGGTCCTTCTGGGCCCAGTGCGCTCCGGCTTTGTGGGAGTGGATTGATCTTGGAAAGTTGATGGTGGAAGGAACGGACATTCCCCTGAAGGTCCACCTCGCCAATCACGGAATCACAGAGCTCGGGGACTGCTCCATCGATGACGAGAACGGTATCGCCTCTCCCCAACCGGGGACGTTCGCTCACCACGTCATGCAGGTGGAGAAGGACTTTTGGAACAATCGGTTCCGGGTCTATGCTCGGTGGAAAAAGGAGTGGTTCGCCGAGTACCTGCGCAAGGGGTATTTCGACACCTATACCGGGTTCCGGCTCGAGGGTGTGTTTGCTCGGAACGAAGCGGTGAACTACCCCATCCAAGGCTCCGGTTTCCATTGCCTGCTTTGGACCTTGATCCACACCATTCGAGCCAAGCGCAAAGCCAAGATGAGCTCACTTGTTGTGGGCCAGATTCACGACTCGATGCTTTCCGATATACCGGTGGACGAGCTCGACGATTTCAGTGCAATGGTAAACGAGCTCGTGAGCATCGAGCTCCCGAAGGTATGGGACTGGATCATCGTCCCGATGCAGATTGAGACCGAAATCTGTCCTCCGGAGTGCACTTGGTATGACAAAAAAGAGGTCCACTACGCCGACGGAGTTTTCTCTCTGGACGGCAAGCAATTCCCTTCCTCCGCCCTCCTCAAACTCCTCCAGCAGAAAGTAAAGTCCTCCGAATGAAAACAATCACCTCCGAAACAGAGACCGACGCCGAGGTCTCTTCCCCCGAACTCTACAAACGGTATCGCCCCAAGTCCTTCAAAAAGGTCAAAGGGCAGGAGTCCGCTGTGCAGATGCTCCAATCGATGCTCAAGAGCGGCAAGGTCCCGCACACCTTACTCTTTAGCGGCCCTTCGGGGTGCGGGAAGACGACACTGGCGCGGATCATGCAGTCGAAGTTGGAAATCTCTGACACCGACTTCCAGGAGATCAACTGCGCCGATTTCCGAGGTGTCGACATGGTGCGTGAGATCCGGGACAGGATGGGGCTGGCCCCGATCGGCGGTCCAGCCCGTGGGTGGCTGATAGACGAAGCCCACAGTCTCACCAAGGACGCCCAGAACGCCTTCCTCAAAATCCTCGAGGACACTCCCGACCACGTCTACTTCTTCATCGCCACGACCGAGCCCACGAAACTGCTTCCGACCATCCGGACTCGCAGCACCGAGGTGAAGCTGAAGGGGTTTGCCGAGCAGCCGCTCGAGGAACTGCTATCGGAGGTGGCGTCGAGGGAGGAGTTTGCCATCCCGGAGTCTGTGCTGGCTTCGTTGGTGGAGCACTCGGAAGGCTCTGCCCGTAAGGCCCTCGTCTTGCTGCACCAAGTGATGGGAATCGAGGACGAGAAAGAGATGCTGGCCGCCGTGGAGACGTCGGACTCGAAAACCCAGGCGATTGAGCTGGCCCGCCAGCTACTCAAGGGAAGTCCGTGGAAGGTGATCGCGCCGATCCTTAAGACGTTGGACGATGAGCCGGAGTCCCTGCGCAGGATGATCCTCGGGTATGCTTCCTCGGTGCTGCTGAACTCCGCCAATCCTCGAGCAATGGCAATCATCGACTGCTTTGAGCGCAACTTCTTCGACAGCGGCAAGGCGGGACTGATTGCAGCCTGCTTTGCCGTCACGCGGTCCAAGTGATAATGTAGAGACACAACCCGCTCCACCCTATATGCCTACCGACTCCTCATTCCTCGACATCGATCCTATGCGGCTCGATGAAGAGTGGTTGGAACAGCCGAAGCTCTACTTCGTCTGGGCCGAAAAAGCCGCAACTGCCCGCCAGGAACTGGACAACGCGAAGACGGGCATCGACATTGCGCGGGCCCAAGCTGATCGCCGCATCCGCAAGGATCCCGAGAAATATGGCCTCAAGGAAAGCCCCACCGAGTCCTCCATCTCCGCCAAGGTGCAGCTGGATGCCGCTGTGCAGGAAGCCAACACCGCTTACTCGGACGCCCGTTTGGCGGCCGACGTGGCTCAAGCCGCAGTGACGGCGCTGGAGCATCGGAAGCGGGCTCTGACCATGTTGGTGGAGCTCCACCAGTCCAGCTACTTCTCGGAGCCTCGAGCCCCGTCCAAGGGGACTGCCAAAATGGATCGGGCCGACGTCCTGCAACGGACGCTGGCGAGAAAGACAGAGATCCGCCGCGAACACAAAGGGGAACGCGACTAATGGATCTCCTCCTCAAACCCCTGCAGGTACTGGCGTTCTTCGTGCTGGTACCCGCTTTCATTTACATCTGCGTCAAGTGTGCCTGCATCGGCTATTTCAGCGCGAAACGGGTCTACGACAAGATGCGGATCCAAGACAGCCAAACCAAACCCAAGGATAGATCATCCACATGAAAGAGAAAAAGTATCGCTTCCAAAGCGCCCGTGAGACCGCGGAGAAGATGCAGAGCGGTTTCTCCTCCTCCACGATCAACCTCCCCGAAGGTGTCAGTCAGTTCCGACTGTCCTCGGCCGGCACCAAGAAGCTCGACATCGTTCCGTTCGTGACCGGTGAAGGCAATCCGTTCTGCGACTCCGGCATGGCTTATTGGGAGCGCACCTACTACGCCCACCGGAAGGTCGGCCCCAACGAGGAGATGGTCGTCTGCCTCTCCCGTTCCACCAACCAGCCCTGCCCTGTGTGCGAGTTCCGCGCCAAGCTGGCGAAGGATCCGGATGCGGATCCGAAGCTCGTCGAGGACCTCAATCCCAAGCGCCGTCAGCTGTTCTGCGTCATCGACCCCGCCGACCCGGAGAAGGGCGTCCAGGTGTGGGACATCTCCTATCACCTCTTCGGCAAGCTTCTCGCGGAGCGCCTCGCCGAGGCGGAGGACGACAGCGGCTGGGAGAGCTTCTACCACCCGACCAAGGGCAAGCGCCTGCGCCTGACCGTCCGCGAGGAGACGATGGGCACGAACAAGTTCTTCACCGTGTCGGCGATCGATTTCATCGACCGCAAGCCCTACGACATGGACATCATCGAGAAGGCCCCCTGCCTCGACGAGATCCTCAAGATCCGCGACTACGACGAGCTCAAGGCCCTCCTGTATCAGACCCCGCGCGGGGAGGCTGAGGACGACGAGGAAGAGCCGGTCAAGAAGCCGGCGAAGAAGGCTGCTGTCGACGAGGACGACGATGACATCGACATGTCGCCTCCTGCCAAGAAGTCCAAGAAGCCCGCCGCCGTCGAGGACGACGATGACGAGGAGGACGAGGCCCCGCCGGCCAAGAAGAAGAAACCCGCTGTCGAGGAGGACGACTCCGATGATGATGATGCGGACGATGACGACGACGAAGAGCCGGCGAAGAAGCCGGCGAAGAAGGCTCCTCCGGCCGACGATGACGACGAGGAGGAGGACGACGATGACGACGACGAAGAGCCGGCGAAGAAGCCGGCGAAGAAGGCGCCTCCGGCGGACGATGACGACGAGGAGGAGGAC